TCTACCAAACATGGTAATGATTCTAGTTTACCAGCATATCTAAAGAAACCATTTTCTGACATCCAATACGCAGCACCATCAACTTCAACGCATGCGTTCTGTCCTGTTAATCCACAGTTAGTTCCAACTTGTGAAAAGGCAAACGTAAATGGTTGACCAACAAAACGTTGTGTAAATAAAGCTGTATCAGTCCACACATAGATTGCATCACGACCTCTGATCGCTCCTCTGATCTGTGATCCATCAGCCAGTCTTTGTGTACCAGCTGTATTAGTTGCTGTGGGTGTGTATGTGTTTATATCCTCTTGGTCAGAGAATCTTATAAACATATCATCCTGTGTTGATGTATCTCCAATAGTTGTCTCTGTTCCAAAAAATACTAAGTGACGATCTGGTGTAGATACAACCATGTGTCTCGATGCTGTTGGTGCACCAGTTATAATTGTTGCTCTTGTATCTGTAGCTGTTGTTAGTGATGAGTCCCATTGAAATACTGGACCATCATGTATTAAACAAATGGCTTTGTCACCGAAGTTATCTATGGACCACATTCCTGGTTCGAGAACTAAGTCTCCTGACGCAGCTTCACCCCATGCAACAAATTCTGATGAGTTTGTAACTGTAGCACCATCACTGTGTGCTGACCTAGTAGAATTTCTAACAGCTCTTGTAATACCAGTTAAATTATTTCCAGAAACACCTGTATAAGATATTTCTTCATTTCCAACTTGAATAAAATTTGTTCCTGAATCAGGAAAGTTTGTTGTGCTAGTTAATGTAATAGAAGTTCCCGATCCCCCTGTTCCTGCAGTATCATCTAGTAAAGCACCATTTAAAGTTGTAGTGATTGCACTTGTATCTTCACCTCCCCAAGATCCTAGTCCCCATCCAAAACCTTTTGCTTGTACTGCTGGACCAACAGTATAATATTTTTGCACCCTAATACCTCCAGATGTTGTTGCTCCAGATCCTGTTTCATTAGAGGGCATTGTAATTGTAAGAGTAGTTGTCGTTGGTGTGCTCGCAACCATAAATTTTTTTTCATCAAAATCTGACGCGCTAAAATTAGAATTAGTAATTGCAGTGAAATTATCTAAAAGAAGTATATCTCCAACAGCTGTATTATGTGCGCTAGAAAAAGTTATTGTTACGGTTGGCGATCCATTAGTTGTACTAAATGCACTCGTTAAAGTTGTGGTTGTTTGAATAGGATGAATATCATAAAAAACTCCTCCAGAAAAAGCATATAAAATTCTATTTGTTCCTATAATAGCGTATCGTCTTCCTAAGCTATTAATATAATGATGAAGACCTCTTCCAGCCCCTGTAAGCTCATTTTCATTTTGAGTTCCTAATTGATTCCAACCACCTATTTTTTCAGGTGTTCCATATCTAAAACGCACATTATCGCAGTCTACCCACTGCCCTTCTGCTCCTGTGGGCGTAATTTGCTTATTAATACCGGGTTGAAATCCTATCTTTTGTAGCATATAGTAGCTTATACATTAGATTTTGAAAGAATAAAAGAGACAATTATATGATAGAGTTTTTAAACAATGATCCTATTCTCAACCATTCTCACTCCTTAACCATTACATACCCTAGAACAATAAGTATCACTCACGGTAATTATCCCTTTGCAGAGGATATTCACAATTTAATTATAGAGGTTAAAAATAATATTAGTGAAAAACAATCTTATGCTACTAATGTAAAAGGAGGTAAAACGGATTGGGGTTATTTTATAAATAACAAAATAGTCACTAAGTTTATAAATTTTTGTATAAACAAACATGTTTTAAGCAATCCAGAATTATTTAAATTTTTTTATGAAAGAAAAACAATTAAAAATGCATGGGGAAATGAGCTTAAAAAAGGAGATTATGTTGTTCAACATATTCACGATTGTTATCATTGTATACTCTATTTAACAGAAGGTGAGCCCTTAATATTACCTGAATTAAATATAAAAATTATACCTAAAGCAGGAGATTATTATTTTTTTCCTCCATATATTTTACATGGAGTTGATGAATCTAAAAGTGACAAAAATAGATATAATTTAGTTTTAAATATAACACAAACACCAAACTGGGATAAAGAAAAAGATCTTTACGAAAAAATAAATAAAAAATGATTAAAGTGATAGATGATTTTGCAAATATACAACAACAATTAGAAATTATTAATTGTATTAAAAAAGAATGTAGAAATCATACATTTTTTACTACAAGCGTACATGTTAAAGACTTTCCTACAAATAATACGATAGACTACCCACAATTTGTGAATACAATTTTTTCAGATAATTTAATATATAATCCTTTTTTGTTTACACATTCTTATTCACTTTTAGATATTAATAAATTATCTAATAGATTTATTCAAAGAATAAAAATTAATACTACTTTTCCCTACCCTAAAAATAATAAAGATATGTATGGTCCAATTCATATTGACTCTAATATTAAAAAAAGTATTAGCATAATATACTATGTAAATAACAGTGATGGAGATACTTTCTTTTTTGATAAAAAATTAAACACAGTAAAAAGAATTTCTCCTAGGCAAGGAAGAGCAGTTGTTTTTAATAGTAACATGAGACATGCCGCATGTTGTCCAATTAACTCTGTATATAGACAAGTTATTAATTTTGTTTTACATAAATAATGATAGAAAAAACATTTAGCATAAATAATTTTATTGGCATATATGATAATTATATTACACACGAAGATTGTGATAAAGCTATTAAACTATATGAGGATCAAAATAAATTTAATAAAACAATAAATAGACTTTCTTTTGAACAAGCACCTATAATACAAAAACAAGATCAACAATACTTTGCAGCACCATGGAATGTAGATGTATGGTGGGAGCAATTAAAAACGATGATGTTTAATTTTGATCTAGCTTGGAAACATTATGAAAAAAATACAGGTGCTTTAGAATCTTATGATCAAGATACTTTTCATTATACACAATTAAAACTACAAAAAACTTTACCCACTGAGGGTTATCACGTATGGCATTTAGAACATGGTAAAGGTTTTGATAATGAACCTCGTGCCTTTGTTTTTTCCATATATTTAAATGATGTAGAGGAGGGCGGAGAGACAGAGTTTTTACATTTTTCTAAAAGGGTAAAACCTAAAAAAGGTAGAATAGTTATTTGGCCTGCAGGTTTTCCATATCTCCATAGAGGAAACCCACCTTTGTCTGGTGAAAAATATATAGTAACATCTTGGATGATGTTAAGATGATAAAAATAATAGATAATTTTTTTGAAGATAAAGATTTAAAATCTATTCAAGACTTTGTTTTAACTAAGGCTTATTATATACCTAGGTTCATTGATGATACTATTGAAAAAAATAAAGAAAATTATTATGGTAATAGATGGCTTTTAAAAAACGATTTAAATTTAAAAAAACTTTTTATTAAACAAACAGAATTAAAATTTAAAATAAAAATTAATAAAGTGCATGAAGATTCGGGAATTGATCAAAGAAATCTAGATCGTTTTATACCTCATCATGATTCTAAAGAAGGTATAATAATGAATATGTTAGTAATGTTATCGGGTCCAGAAGCCGTAACAAATGGAACTGTTTTTTATCATGATAGTGTTAAAGGTCGTGTTTTAGATATGCATGTAGGATTTAGAGAGAATAGAGCTCTTTTATTCCCCTCCTCTAAATATCACTCTCCACATTTTAGCAATGTGCCTAATTTAAAAAGATATACTGCTACTTTATTTATACAGGATTACAAAGAGTAAGGTGCTAAGATGATGAAACTTATATATCAAATACCAGATAAACTTTATTATATACAAAATTTTTTAGACTATCCTACTTATAAAAAACTACACTATGATATTTTTAAAAGTAAATTAATTAATTTAGAATCCACAGAACAACAATGGCAAAAATCATTAAGACATGGTCATAAAAATTTTGTTAAAAATACTACCTTAGACATAAAATATGAACCCTTACAAAAAATTAAAATATTATTAGAAAATAATCCATTTTGTAAAATTAAAATTAAGGACTTTCAACCGTTAATCCATTCTATGGAAAATGAGTCTGGTATTAATTGGCATGACGATTTTAAAAAACAATATGGTATAACTTATTATGTTAATAGAAGATGGAATTTAAAATTTGGTGGAGAATTTTTATTTACAAATAAAAACGCTAATGGATTTATACCTTTAGTTGGTAATTCATTGGTTATTATAAAAGCCCCATTAATTCATAAAGTGGCTCCTGTAATGAAACCAGTGGTTCCTAGAAAAACAATACAGATTTTTGTATGTGATTAATAAGAAGAATAAGAAGTAGGTCTTGGACCTAATCTAGCAATTTTATCTGCTTCAGATTCACCTTCACGACTGTCTTCATCCCAATTAGATTGTAATAAAGCAATATGCGCTGCATCCCATTTATCTACAAATTGTGTTCTAAAATCTCCTAGGTTAGCTTTATTCCAAGTTGTATGTGGTGTTTGATCTCTATGCTCTATAGTATCATTATAATCAAGATCATCATCCTTATACTGAATAGCCCAAATATTAGACCATTTAGAATCATTCCAAAAAGCATCATCCTCTATTTTATATCCTATGGGATGACCGTCCTCATTTTTTACAGATTGATTAATGATTAGTTTATCATCAAATACCACTGTCCAATTTGCATATGTTGCCATTATTTCTCCTATGTTTTAATTATATAAATTACTGTTAAAAAAGGTTGTAAAACTGATGTTGCATCACCTGTAAAGGTTGCACTCATATTATGTTGGTGTCCCTGGCCTGAACCTGCAGAAAGAGTGGCAACAGTTTGAGATGTATGCCTCGCTAATAAACATTTTGTTGTGTTTGAACTCATATTATCTCCTGGAACTTGGTGAGTGTGAGAAGCTAATTGTGCTGTTGATAAGGTTGCGTTAGCAGTTGTTCCACCAACGTTTCCAGTAGATGTTACAGTATTCGCACCACCAGTTGATGCTAAAGCTTTATTATTTGATTTTCCAACACACACATTATCTTGTAAATCTGGTATACCAAAAGTAGATGATCCATCTCCAGCTCCATAAGTTGTTCCTACGACTGCAAATAATCCAGAGTAAGTAGATCTTGAAACAGTTGATCCATCACACTCTAAAAATCCTGTTGGCACTGAAGAAGCAGACCACGGCACAATAGTTCCTGTTGGAATCCCCTCGATACCAGTAAGATTTGCTCCAGAAAAATCGTATCTTGTTGCTTCGTAATTTGACATATTATTTCTCCATATAAGTCCAGCCTATATTTGAACCAGAATAAACTAATCCAAAACCTGCACCCTCTGTATTAACAACTAAGTCGGAAGTTGCGTTTGCTATTTTAGAACTGTTTCTGCCTACAGTCAATGCAGCAGAATCGAAATTAAATCTTGAATCTATAAAATGAACCTCATCTCCTACAGCAGGTGAGGCTGGTAGTGTAACTGTAAAAGCTCCGCCTGTTGTGTCTATAAAAAGTTTAGCTCCAGCTTGAACTGTTTCAGCTGCAGTTAGTGTTCTCCATTTTCTATACTCATTCGCTTTTACTACATTTGTTCCATCTGAATAAAGAACATAACAATTACCCTCGCACAAAAGGACTCCAGTTCCGGATGCAGTTTTAAATGTTAATGTATTCCCTGCATGGTCTGTTCCATCAATAACATTAAAAACTTTTTCAAGACTATCCGGTAAAGTTACAGTTCTGTTTGCTGCTAAAGTTCCCGTTAATTTTAAAGTAGCGTTTCTTGCATTTGAAATAGTTGCATCAGACATAGCAAGTGTGACATCAGCCGATGCTACATCTATTTCCTCATATCCTGCAACTGCTTGTTGAACAAGATTTAAGTTATTATTGGTTTTTGTTCCCCATGTACCGGCATTTTCACCAGTAGCCATTAATTCTAGTTTTAAATCAGTTGAAAAACTTGATGCCATATTTTATCTCCTATGCGACGTCACTATAACTCGTATTTGATCCAGTTGCAACATCAGAATACGAAATATTTGAACCTGTGTCAACTGATTGATATGCTTGAATTCCAAAGCCAGTAGCTGTGCCAAATGCAGCGACAGAAACAGTTGCTGATTGTCCTGTTACACCCATAACGTCAGCAGGTGTTAATGTTCCAATTGAAAGTGTTGCTGAAACTCCTGTTAAACCCATAACATCAGCAGGTGATATTGAACCCACTGAAGAGGTCGCAGCTTGACCTGTTGGGATTACAATAGGATTTGATGAAATAGTAATATCACCAACACTAGATGTTGCTGACACTCCTGTAACTCCTATTACATCTGCAGGTGTTATAGATCCCACTGAAGAAGTTACAGCTTGCCCTGTTAATCCCATTACATCAGCAGGAGTTAATGATCCAACTGATGCTGTTGCAGCGACTCCTGTTGGTACAATAGTTACACTACCAATTATTGTAGGTGACCCAACACTAGATGTTGATGATACACCTGTTAATCCTACCACATCAGCAGGCGATAAAGCTCCTACCGAAGAAGTTATAGCTTGACCTGTTGGAACTATAACTTTATTTGTAGAATCTCCGTAAGGCTCTTCACCCCAACCGTTTCTACCCCAACCAACTAGTGTCCCTACATTTGTTAAATCACCTAATGCAGAGGTTATTGATTGACCAGATACACCCACTACATCTGCTGGAGATAATACACCAACAGAGGATGTTATAGAAACTCCTGTTAAATCTGCATTAATAAATTGAGCGGCTACTACTGTTCCTATAGAAGATGTAATAGACAAACCAGATGGTGCTACAGAATATGCAGCGTTCCATGCAGAATTACCATATTCTTGTCTACCCCATCCTGTAAAAGGAAAAGCGTCCGCTGTCCCTACACTAGATGTAGTAGACACACCTGTGGGTATTATTGTTACGGTATTAGACTGCCAAGAATTATCACCCCAAGAATTTTGTCCCCAGGTAGTAGACATAAGGAAATCCTCCTTATGCTAATCTTATGATAGCGTTGGTTGCGTCTGCTGTAGGAAATTGAATTGTAAAAGTTCCGCTTGTTACAGTTTTATCCCCACCAAATGCGATCACCGCACACGCAGGATTACCTGATGCAGAGCTATTATAAATTAAAGCACCATTTGCTGTGAAAGAGGCACTTGTAAAACTTACATCTGAAAAATCACATACTGCAGTTGTGCTGTCAGTTGTAGGTGTAACACTTGTTAGTGTTGCTCCCCCAGAAGTGTAAGCAGT